GTAGTCGTAGGTGGAGGCGTAGTCTCCCTCTTGCCTGTAACCGTTATAGGCGGCTCAGTAGTCGTAGGTGGAGGCGTAGTCTCCCTCTTGCCTGTAACCGTTATAGGCGGCTCAGTAGTCGTAGGTGGAGGCGTAGTCTCCCTCTTGCCTGTAACCGTTATAGGCGGCTCAGTAGTCGTAGGCGGAGGCGTAGTTTCCCTCTTGGCCGTAACCGTTACAGGCGGCTGAGTAGTGGTTGGCGATGCAGTGGTCGTAGGCGGAGGTGTAGTCTCCCTCTTGGCCGTAACCGTTACAGGCGGCTCAGTAGTCGTAGGCGGAGGTGTAGTTTCCCTCTTGGCCGTAACCGTTACAGGCGGCTCAGTAGTCGTAGGCGACGCAGTGGTCGTAGGCGGAGGTGTAGTCTCCCTCTTGGCCGTAACCGTTACAGGCGGCTGAGTAGTGGTTGGCGATGCAGTGGTCGTAGGCGGAGGTGTAGTCTCCCTCTTGGCCGTAACCGTTACAGGTGGCGGAGTGGTGGTAGGTACAGGCGCAGTCGTGGGCGGACGCGTAGTAGTCGCACGCGGCGGAGAAGTGCTTACAGGAGCCGTAGTATCTCTACCGCCTACGATATCTACAGTGCTTACGTTTGGTGTGTACAGCGTCCCGTCTGCGTTGTAGACGTTGCCGTCCCATGTCATGAAGCTGCCGTCAGCAAAGTAGACAGGGGGAGTACGCACCGTAACGTTTGTGGTGCTAGTGTTACCTGCTGGCCTGCCGTCGTCTTCGTAGATGTCTCCCCTCTCATCTACGTACCGTCCAGTACCGTCGTTCAAATTGACGATAGTGCCGTTAGGAGCTTTGAACGCACCTGTAGTACCCGGAGGGAGAGTGCCGACATTGCCCGTACTTGTGCCTGTACCTGTGCCCGTGCCGCCAACCTCGTCTCTCAGTATGCCGTCTGCGTCGTAGTACGAGCCGTTACGGTTGAATACTTGCCCGGTCTCATCGACGTAGCGCCCAGTGCCATCGTTTAGCTCAAGAAATTCTCCCGCAGGTGCCTTGAACGGTGCAGTGCTTGCCCTATCGGGCACCGACGGGAGGTTCGAAACTGCCGTGCCCGTAGAGTCAGTAGTGGCAGTCGGCGAAGTCCCACCGCCGCTGGTACCCCCAGAAGTTTCCGTCGTGCCGCCTCTAGGTAGACGAGACACCGCAGAGGCAAGATTGTTTCCGGCGCGGATCAGATCGTTAAGCGTGGCTTCGCCTCTTTGAAGCCTGTTGATTACGTCGAGGTAGGCCGCAGCGTTACCTGCAACTTCGACATTGGGGTTCTTGGCAAGATTACCCAGCGCGCCAACAACTGCACCCCAGTTGCCCTTACGAGCGGAGTCGAGTGCGGCAAGAGTTTGCCCAGCCGTGGTTTGATTCAGTCCTACGTTACCCAGAATGTCGTTTATTGAGTTCTTGGCAAAAGGACCGCTGACAAGAGCGATTGCCCCGCCCAACGCATCGCCGCTTTGAATTGCGTTAGCCGCGTTGGCAAGTGCGCCAACGTTCTGGAACGTAACAGTTGGGATCCCAGCGAACACGCCGGTATTAACCGTAGCGCCGCTGATAGGATCAATTGCTGTAGCGCCACCGGCAAACCCAGCACCTGCACCCGCAGCGGAGGCTATCGCGGCAAGATAGTTTCCTTGGTGCGCTTGAAGGACAGCATTAGCAGCCATACCCCATGGCCCAAGAGCCGGGGCAAGCATGGAGAAAATAGTACCTACCGGGCCCTTCCACCCTTCTGAGTAGTCAAAGCCGTCCGCATCGACAACATTGCCACTTGCATCAAACCTATATACAACCCCGCTGTCACCACCAGTGAAGTAACGAACCTCACTGCCGGTGATGTTGCCGTCGTCATCGTACGAAAGCGTAGTCTCGATAGGCTTGCCTTGCGGCCCAGTCTCAGACTTGGACGCGGTATACCCATTACCAACAAAGTTGCCCGAAGAATCGTAAGACCCCCGGTTCTGCCTAAACGTATACCCATCACGGGTGATGCCGTAATCGTAGAAAGTGCTAGCTTCCCCTTGATCAAAGGCTGCTTGCCTAGAAGCTGCCAACTGCGCTTTGAGGTTGGCATCGGCGAGAGCGTTTTTACCAAGCGTGCGGGGGTCAGTACCCGAAAGAAGTTGCTGTGTTCCGGTAGGCGTCGGCGTGGGAGGAGGTACGGTAGCGGAGGGAGCTGCGGTGCCACCAGATACCCCGCCAGAACCAGTCAATACTTGGCTGATATCCCCTTCAGTATCAAACGGCTCGTAGCCTTCGGGCGATAGGGCCGCTCTGTTGGTGCCAGACCGTGCTGCTGGAGAAGTGCCGCCATATAGGCCACCCACTACTGTATTGCCGGTAAAAGAACCAGACTGAGTACCCGTAGGCGACCCACCGGTGCCTCCCGTCAGAGACGCAAGCCCGCCTATATCGGAGCTTGAAGTGGTTCCAGTATTAAGGTCCGAACCTCCAAGCACGGTGGGCGAAGTAGACGCACCGGTCAACGTTCTGATGCCAGAAGCAGTTGCCCTGCCAGAAGGTTCAGCACCGCCGGCCCCAGTAATGAAGTTAGTACCGGCAGCTAGCGAGCCTCCTCCAGTAACGCGACCGCCGGAGAAAGCCGACGGTAAGTTATTTACGCTGGTGGGTGTAAACGATCCGGCGAGATCGTTTGCTGCGGAGTTGATTGCCGCAATATCGCCGGTGCCAAGAGCAGTGAGAAGAGAGTTAGCCGCCCCCGCGACCCTCAAGTCGCCGCTACGCGTAAGTGCTTGCGCAGCAGAAATTGCCCCTGTGGTGTCTCTAACCTGCACCCTAGATAAAGCGTCCGCAATTCCACTGGCGTCTTGCAGCGTCATGCCGGTGCTTCCAAGCATGATCTGAGTAGCTTGATTGCCAGAAGCAAGCCCAAGCCCAGCGAGCCTATTCAGGTCGCCGTTATAGATGGCTTCAGCGACATTGCGCCCTAAATCGCTGTTTTCGCCCAAGAAGCTCGTACCCTGCGCCCCAGCGCCACCGGTGCCAACACCCCCACCTGATGTAGTGGCGGTCGTGCCGCCAATACCCTGCGGGTTAAGCTGTTGATCGGTTACGTTAAACCGAGGGTTATAGACGTACGTGTCGCCTTGTACGTTGTCGGTGTAGCCGCCACCTTGGTCGTAGCTATTGGGGTCAGTAAAGGTCTGATTCAGCAACCCTGCGATGGCGTTTTGGTCCCAGTTGGGAACGCTTGACCATTGCGCGCTAGGCCAATTACGGTAAGTCGTAGGGAGCTTAGGCACAGCACGTGCAAGCTGAGCGGGCGTAACGCGGAACCTAGAGCCAACAGACCGAACGGCGTCGGCCATGCTCATCCCCACGTCTAGCGAATTTTTCAGTATGTCCGCTACGTAGTCATCGGAGTACCCCGGTGCAGTCGTCGTTGCAGGTGGCGCAGTGGTAAGCGTAGCAATACCTACCGCTTGAGTCGTGGGCGGGGCGGTAGGCGGAACGGTAGGTGCAAGAGTAGGCGCAGCCGTCAACCGAACCGTCGTGGGCGGAAGGGTAGGCGGAAGGGTAGGCGGAACGGTTGTAGTCAGCCGAACCGTAGTCGGCGGGACGGTTGTAGTCAGCCGAACCGTAGTTGGCGGAACGGTAGTGGGCGCAAGAGTGGGCGCGAGGGTAGGCGCAAGAGTGGGCGCGAGAGTAGGCGCGAGAGTAGGCGCAAGAGTAGTAAGCGGGGGAGAAGTTGCGCGTATCCAAGTATTGCTAGACGCATCTAGCACATACGTATCGCCGTCCGGATACTTGAGGTACAGCCTACCAGCGGAATCGGTTTCAAGCGTGGGTCCAGCAGCCGTAGGCGAAGGGGTAGGCGCAGAGGTAGTAGTCGGCGGAAGAGTAGGCGCAAGAGTAGGCGGAACGGTGGTAGTCAGCCGAACCGTCGTAGGCGGAACGGTGGTAGTCAGCCGAACCGTCGTAGGCGGAAGAGTAGGCGCAAGAGTAGGCGCGAGAGTAGGCGCGAGAGTAGGCGCGAGAGTAGGCGCAGCCGTCAGCCGAACCGTCGTAGGCGGAACGGTTGTAGGGGGAAGAGTAGGCGCAAGAGTAGGCGCAAGAGTAGGCGCGAGAGTAGGCGCAACGGTAGCAGCAGGGAGACTGGCAATACCAGCCGAACCTACAAGATCACCAAAGTTGGAGTAGTCAGGGATGCCCTCAAGAAGGCTTAAAAAATCTACCGGAGCAGTTTGCGCGGGAGGAGCAGTTTGAGCGGGAGGAGCAGTGGTGACAGGATTTGTATAGTGGTAGTACGGATCCGTGTAGTACGGATCGACGTAGTTGTACAAGTCTTCAAACTCTTGCTCTGTAAGAAGTCGCGCCATGATCTTATTGAGTCAAGTCGTAGAAGGACAGCGACCCAACCACGTCACCCGTGGTTGCACCAGAGACAGTTCTGACAGCAACGGTGTAAATGTCACTGACCCCGGCAATCGTTGCGCCCAGTTGCAAGTCAAAGTTGTACCCCGTGGCTGCGCTAAGACCTTGCGTCCCACCTGAGCCAGAAGAGGTCACATAGTCTGTTTGCACGATGGTGCCGCCTGTGGTCGCCGTAGCCGACACGTCGTACTCTACGTTAGAGTCACTGGGCACTGCTGTCCATGATGCGGCTGTCAGGGTGGGGTTCTTGATTAGCGCCACCTCGTAGTTCTGACTGGTTGTGGGCAGCACTTGAACCCGGTTGGGCAGCACCACCGCACCCGTCCGTCCAGACGCAAGCCGGATAGAAACGACGGGCAAGAACGTCGTGCCGATGGTCCCCAAGATTGTGGTGCGTCGCGCCACATGGTCGATGGAGGTCTGCTCAAATCCGCCTTCGGAAATCACCGAGCAACAAATCGCCTTCATCGAAGCCGCCACCGCAGATGTGGCGGTCACAATCTCATAGCGCACCGGCAGGATAGCCGTGGTCATGTAGACGTTGGTGATCTCGTTGGCGTTGTTAAACGTGTGGCAGACGATGTACTGACCGTCAATGATGAAGCCGCACCGGACTGAGCCGACACCCAACCACTCAAAGTCCATCCACAGAATCTGCGCCTTGGACGGATCAAGCGTGTATCCAGAGTCCCCGGTGCCATCCAGTTTGTCGCCGTTCCAGTCTGCCTGATTGACTGTCCGAACATTAGAGACAGAGCCTGTGACGTAAGAGCGCAGGACAAAAGAATAAACTCCGTCGACGCGCTGGAAGAACACGCCGTTCTGGTCGTTGTAGTAGCCCACCCGCTGCGTGAGGTTCAGGCTCATGCTGCTGTCCATCACGAAGGTGGCGAGCACCAACAGACCCTTACCGGGCTGATACGGGAAAGAGCGGTAGGACTGCCGCAGCACAGAACCGACACCGGCCCCAGTGACCTCCATCTTCACTGCCGCTTCATTAGACAGGAAGGATGTCGTGCCCGTGCCGGTCGTAGAGACATCAAACTGATTGTCTGCGGCGTAGCGGTTCTGGCTGTCAAACAGCGTGTAGGGCTGACTGACCCGCAGTCGCCCAAAGGCATCAGTATTAGTGCCGCCAATAGAGATTGGGATGGGAGATGTCGTTGCCACGATCTGCCTCAGTAGTGCGTCCAAACGGTTGAAGTACAGACGCAAGACATTGTTGAACTGCTCCTGATAACGCGAGTCGTACTGACCCGGCGCAAGAGGCAGGTTAGGTGGCGGGATGACGACTGCATCTTCGATCAGCAAACTCATCTGCGACCATCCATGCGAACGTCAATACGCGGATGCCCCAACTGCCACGTAACCCCCAGTCCAGTAGACGCCATCTTCATGATCATCTGCCGCCCACGCACCCGGATGTAGACGATGTTGGTAAATTCTTCAATAGGGACAGTCTCAGTCCGGGTTACGGAGGCGCTATCAGACCCCCCTTCGGAACGAGGGTCGTTAAAGCCCGAACCTGATCCTTTCATCGGGATCAAGGTCATGACGGCAGACGGATTCTGCGCAGTCGATCCAGTGAACGTCACGTCAGGCAGCATACGCCACACGAAGCCAAAATGCTGACCGTCTTCGATGTCAAACTCAGAGGATTCGATGTAGGCTTCGATAGCAGTCGGGGTACCAGTCGTGTTGTCGTCGACTCCGTTTTCATGCTGGACGATGTTGTTGGCATACGTTGCAGCAATCGGATAGTCGATAAGGCCCGAGTCTAACCACGCAGTGCGCGCCAATTCGCCGTAGTACCAGATCTTTTCGAGGTAATTGAACACCACGTAGCGATCTACCGTGGTGGAGTTGGCAGAACAGTAGAACCACCAGACCTCGTTAAAGCCTTCGTTCGTTCCAGCAAACACTTGCTGAGCTTGCGTCTGGTTGAAGTCTTG